TAGGTAAGGATGGGGGTCACCATCTCGCACTTTTCAGCTTCCGGTCCGTGGATGCTGATGTCTCGCTGGAATTTCCAAACCCTGCCCTGCTGGTCCTTGCAAGCCCAGCTCATGTACCCGTACTCGCCGGCTGCGTACCATGCGGTCGTCCCGAAGAACTCGGCAACCTTTCTGGCGGCTTTCTCGCGGGTGATGTTGTTCATCTCAACCTCGACCCCGATGGTCTGCATCTTCATGGCTTCGATCTGCTCTCTGGTCTTATCGTTCATGGTGTTTATCTCCTTTTGTCTTGTTCTGTTCCCCTTGCGGTATGTGCATATTACCGTCATGTGGGCAGGATATCAAGGCCATAAAGGGTCAAATAATCACCGATCATTCAGAGCAAAGATCGTGTACATTATGGTGAAAAACACACTTGATACTGTACATTTTCAGAGTTAATATCGGTACAATGGAAGAAGCTCTCGCTTATCCAGCGGCCCCCATAAGGGGTCAGGAGCTTACGCTCCCGCCTCCTGCGCCTGGGGTGCGCCGTCAGCCCCACAGTCGGGCTGTGTGGGGGCTTCCGCTGCCGCTTCGGCCGTTTCCTCGGCGGCAGAAACGCCGCCGTGTGTCGCCTGTTTTGCGACTTTCAGCGCATCTCGTTTTGCCTTTTCCTTGACCCGGAACTTTTCGGCATCTTCCTTGGTGCGGAATGCCGCATGACCGGTAAGGTTCTGCATCAGGAGCTTGCGGATGGTCTTGTGTTCATCCCCGTTCAGACCCAGTCGGATCAGCCAGATGCGAAGTGCGTACTTCTCATTGGCATCGTTGACGGTCTTTGCCTGAATCCGCTTTTGGGTAACTGCCATCCGGTTCATAGCGGAACAAAGTTCTGTGTATGCACTCACCTTCTCCTGCGTCAGCGGACCGGCAAAGGTCAGGCTGATTTTTTCTGCCGTGATAGAGATTCCAGTCATGCCGGTTGTGCCGGCACCCAGGCGGTACTCTTCCAGCTCATCCAGCATCTCCTCCACCGTGCGGGTAGATGCCTGTTCCACGGCATCCAGCAGGCTGTTCGATACCGAGAAGTTCGTGCCCATTGCTTTGTTCAACAAAGGACCGCGGCTGTACATCAGGTTCAGGAAGTTGCGGATGCTCTGGGCGGTATGCCCAGACATCGGAAGGCTGATGGTCAGCTCGTCCACATCCTGCAAGGTCGGCTGTTCGGTCGGAACAGGTGCCTCGTCCGCATCGGTGTCGTTCACGGTGTCCATCGACTCATCCACGTCCACCGGTTCCTGAGCTTCCGGGGATTCCTCGGCAGTTGCGCCCGGTTCCACGGTGGGCTGGGTATCTTCGGTGCCGTCCACAGTCTCATCTGACTCTTCACACTCCGATTCCGTGGCCTCCCCACAGGTGGCTTCCGTTTCCGGAGTCCCCGGGGTTTCCGCACCTTCCTCACGGATGATGCCCTCGTCCAGCAGCGTCCGGATGATCTCCGGCGCAGCGCTGTCTTCGATCACAAGCGTTCCCTCCTTTTCTACGGTGTAGCTGCCGACGATGTAAGCGCAGCGCGGCATGAAAGTGTACCGGGAATGAAGCCCGGTCAACTCCATCAGGCGGCTTACCAGAACCTTGCGGTCATCAATATTCAGTGCATACTTTTTCATGGCTTTGTGCCCCTTTCTTTGTTTTCGGTAGCACATATATCGCTCTGAATCGATGAAATAGCAAGGCCATTTCTCGACATTCTTCATATTCGACCTTTTACACGATCCGTGCAAAACACGACTGTGCAAGATCATCCGATATGTACGCCCACTGTATCACGGGGTCATTCTAACCTCGCAATACGGTGGGCCGTTTTATTGGTTTCAGCCGGCTCTTGCTTCCAGCGCAGCGATGCGACGCTCAAACTCTGCCGCCTGGTTTTCCAGTGCTTCGAGTCTCTCGGCATCCGTCTTGGGCTTTTCCTCGGTTTCTCCGTCAAGGATCAGGTAGCGTTCCATGACATATCCGGGAATGGTGTCGTAGGTTACAGTACACCAGCCGTCTCCCTGCCCGGTCACATCCAGCCGGGCACCGTTGGGGATCCATGCAAGGCGGTCAGCGGTTCTTTCGGGAGCCTGCCGCAGACTCAATCTTCCACCCGTAACGGTTGCCTTGCAATGAACTGCCAGCATATTGACCTTTTCCATCTCGACCTTCTCCTCTCGATTCCTCTCGTAGTTGATGCCTTTCAGTCGGCCGCCGAACTTCCACCTGCCCAGAACTGTGTCACGGTGGATGCTTTTCCCATCCACGCTGGTGGAACAATGAGTGATCTCCAGCGGATGCACTCTTGTGACCACGCCCACATGGTAGTAGTCCCGCAGGTCTCCGGTACAGTTTGCGCCTCCCGACTTGTACCGGTCCGGCAAACTGTAGCTGCTGTCGCCGGGGTTCCGGGCTTTGAAGACGATCTCGCCCACAAACAAGTGTGCGGTTTTGAGTTCCACAAAGTCCGCCATCTGTTTCCGGGCTGCGTAGTTACTGCCGTGGTAGCCGTTCCAACTTCCCCCGGCTCTGCGGACTGCGCCGATGATAAGACCAATGCAGTCACAGGTACCATCCGTACCGCTGCCGCCGATGCGATAGTCCGGCTTCGCGGCACAGATGGTTTCGAGCTGCTCAAGAAAAGCAGTCAGGGTGATGCTCACTCCGATTCACTCCCATTCTCAGGCAATCCGGCTACCCAGACGATGCCGGACAGTACAAAAAAGACACACGGCAGTGCGACACCATTGCCCCAGAGCTTATACTCTGCGGCATCCGAATACGGGTCTGCCAGCCATTTTCGGATCTGCTTTTCCGTCTTCGGCTTCTTGGCTTGGGTCACAAGTCTGCGGTGCGTTTCAAACACATCCTGCCAGAAAGAGATTTCTTCTTCCGTGGGATTCTCAGTTTCGAGGTCACGGCACCACCAATCGGGAAAGCCTTGCAGCCGAGCGCACTCGGTCGGGGTCAGACGGCGAACCGTATAGGACACGGGGATCGGCTGTGCCTCCGGGTTATCGATGACCAGGCGGTCATTGAAAGCGTCCTGACCATTGAATCCGCTGGGATGCGCCCCGGTCGCCACCGTTCCCGACACACCATCGTTCAGGTGCGGCACCGGTGCTATGGTGGCAGGGTCTTTAAAGTCCCGGGCCATAAGGGTGGGAGATACATTCTCCTCCACCCTCATGAAGGAGCCGGTGGTCATGGCGTAGACATCTTCCGGTGCGCAGACTGCGTGACGGTCAGTGGCATCCAACGTAAAGCAGACATCTTCGTTGATGCCGTCGCCTTGCGGACCATTCTCGTCTTTGCGGCCGATCATGTTGCCCTGCAGAACGAAGGTCTGCATCTGGTCGCTTCGGGTCGCCATGAGCGCACCGGACTTTCCATGCAGATCGATCAACTCATTGCGCTGATTCACATGGAATGCCGTCACGTCATCCGGCTGCGCCACAAAGGTCTGCTGTTTCATTCCCGGCTGTGCAGACAGCGAACCCGCCGTTTCGCCCAGATCCCGGACTTCATCCCGCTGATTCTGAGTAAAGGCTACCGCCGGAGCCCCACCATGGGTGCAGGCCAGAGGAGGTGCCACCTGTTCGTCTGCCGTGCAGTTCGACTTGCCGCCGCCCTGATCCACGCAGACAACAGGTTCACAGATACACAGCCCACCCTGGTTACAGGTCGGGTCACCGCCGCTGCGATCCAGCGTCCGGGAAGTTTCCGCTTCATAGAATCCGCTGTGGGGGTTATCCGACATCATGGAATGGCTGGCCTTGGAGCAGACACCGTAGCACTTAGGCACGAACACGGTCTGGTCGTTGTTGCAGCCGAGGGTAGCAGATTTTTCCTCCTGCCAGATAGCACCTTTGCCGCCACCCTCACATCCAGAACGAATTTTCAGTGTGACTGCAGGTGAGTTTTCCACCTCTTTCCCGCTGTTTTCCACGCCATCCAGAACCAGCGGAACATTGCCGCCGCCCGTACCGCATCTACTGGTCAGAGTCTGTACCTTGCCATCTCTTGCGATCTTCACCCGGCTATCAGTCGGATGATTTTCCAGAGCGATGGCAGCAGGCACGACTCCGGCCCGGAGGGTGGGAGAACGTTCTTCCTCATATCCGATACTCCTCGCATTAGCGGAGTGTTCGGTGCAAAAACCTGCGGATTCCAAAACGCAAGGCGGGTGATGTGCCTCTGCACGGAGAGTGGAGGTCACCTCCTCGGTCACATCCATCCTCTCCCCGCCCTGGTCGTTCAGGCAGATTCTTCCGCAGCAGCCTGCCGCTCCAGTGCCGCCTTCAGCACCGGAGGCAGCTCTTTGCCACGCACGGAAGCCCTCCGCAGAATACCCAGACACGCCTTCGGACTCAAATAATACTTTTGGGGCACCGTGGTCTGCAAAATCTGCGACAAGGTAGATGCGTTTTCTCCTTTGGGGTACGCCCCACCATTGAGCGTCAAGAACTCGATACGCGACGCTCCATCCGTCTCCCAGATAGTAATCTGCATCGGGCCAGCCTTTTTTGTCAGGTGCAGGCACCTCGGCGGACGCTTCCTTAACACCGATGACGGCTTCGAGGACGGCTTTGAAGTCCTGTCCTTTGTTTGAGGAGAAGGCCCCCGGCACGTTCTCCCACACGATAAATCTTGGTTTTGCTCCATTGGTCTTACACCTCATTTCCTTCACGATGCGAATTGCTTCATAGAACAGGCTGGACCGTGAACCATCCAGACCGTCTCTTTTACCGGCAACGGACATATCCTGACAGGGACTGCCAAAGGTGATGATATCCACCGGCGTCAGGTCTGCACCGTTGATGGCGGACACGTCCCCATAGTGCTTCACCTCCGGCAGACGCTTGGTCGTGACCCGGATGGCGAAGGGTTCCACTTCGCTGCTCCACAGCGGCGTGATACAACCTGTCAGTAAACCGCCCAAAGGGAAACCCCCGGAGCCATCAAAGAGGCTGCCGAGGGTCAGTTGGATATTCGATTCGGTGCTCATACAGCCTCCTCTCCGAGCATCTGCTCTTTTGCTTTCAGGTAGAAGTCCCTGGACACTTCAAATCCGTAGCTGTCACGTCCCAGTTCTCTGGCCGCGCGGAGCGTTGCCCCGCTGCCGGCGCAAGGGTCGATGACCACATCTCCGGGATCGGTAAAGATCTCGATCAGGCGTTTCAGCACGGACACCGGTTTCTGAGACGGATGGATCTTCGGATAGTCCTTGCCATCCCGTTTCCAGTCAAACCAATTGAAGATCATGTGGGACTTGCCGTCTTCACCGACGTTGTTGAACTTCGGGAGCTTGCCCCGATACAGAACCAGCGCATACTCCGTTGCACCTACGATCTTCATGTTGGCCTTTAAGACCTGCGGACTGTAGTTCTTGCAGAACACCAGCGGGATATAATTCTTGAAGCCGTATTTTTCCGCTTCGGTGATCACCTTCGGGATCTGCTGGAACGCACAGAACACGATCATGCACGGTGCGCCCTTTTCCCCTT